ACTTCACGATGCCGAACCAAACTCGATTCCAGAAGACGCTTTTGTTTCGGGTGCGTTGTCGGCTAGGGCTCTAGCGTCGGACGCGGCAAACGAGATCGCTACGGCCGTATCGGGAATTCAAGTGCTAAGCAGGCTCGATAGCATGATTGAGGACAATGGCAGCGGGCAGTTTCGGTTTGATACAGTCGCGGTTTCAATGGTTGCAGGCGGTGGCGGTGGCGGTGGAACTGACTGGACGGCCGACGAGCGGACAGCTATTAGGGCAATTTTGGGAGTACCTACCAGCGGGACCACGCCGACCGATCCGAGCAGCGGGATACTGGATGAGATTCGCGACAAAACGGCATTGATCACGGCAGGCGGTACGGTCTACGTTACCAGCCCAGTTACCGCAACAGGCCAACTCACAAGCCCATTGATAATCGGCGATGATTACTTGGCGGCGAATGGGCGGCGGTTTAGATGGACAGTGGCGTTGCCTAGTGGCTATGTTATCGCGACATCGACGGCTAGATTTGGGATGCGGTATGAGGATGACGAGGGCGTGAATGAATTCATCGCTACCGGGACCGTGACCGATGCATCCGGCGGAAATGTCTACTTGGATTTCGACGTTGCCAAAACCGTCACAAGTACGCTAAGGCCAGGTTGGTATGAATGGTCAGTCGAGATTGTCAGTGCTGCAGGAGTCGAAATTACCAGGGTCAAGAGCGGGAAAAATGCCGAGTGGCAGGAGAAGCAAACGTGATAGGCCCCCCTAGTCTTAAGGTACTTTCAAAGACCCGGCTAAGCGATACGCAGATCATTAGCCCAGGATTTCAAGAGAAAGTTAGCACGTTAGCAAGCGGTTTCGCGGGGTAGGGGGCGGTTTGCTTGGAGATCAGGACGGCAAGGGATTTACGCTTGGTCAATCGAGCTCTAAAGGAAAAATGGAACGTCGACAAAGAGGCGATCAAAGAAGCCTTAATGCAATGCCTGTCCGATCCAGATTTGGCGATCGATGCAGCCAAGGTGCTTCTCGCAGCGGATGCGATCGACTGCAAACGCGAAGAACTAGACACGAAGCGGGAGTCAAAAGAGAATGAGCAACGACTCCGACTTCTTGAGCTCGCTCAGTCTGTCCCAATTGCAGAGCTTGCTAAGCTTGCATCCGAAAACGGCATTGCAAGCCGACCCGATTAAGGGCGACCGTCGAGCATACCAACGCGATTTGATGGCCAAGAAACGGGCTAGCCAACGGGACGTTTTCATCCTGCCCCCGTTAGAGCCTTCTAGGCGCATTGAGGCCGAGTCTGATTGCTCTCTTTGGTTATCGACCTACTTCGGCTCTCAATTCTTCGAGGCATGGACTAGCGACCGGCTGGCCATGATCGAGTCGATTATCGACGCGGCTAGATACGGCGGGGACCAAGGCATAGCAGGCCCTCGGGGCGAAGGTAAAACCACGTTAGCTATTCGCGTTGCGTTGTTCTTAATGGTCAAGGGGCTATCGACATTTCCCGTCGTCATTGGCAAGAACGCCGACAAAGCTAAAAAGGAAGTGCGTGACCTAGTTGAGCAGTTGCAGCAAAACGATTTGTTCATCGCGGATTACCCAGAGATCGGCATCCCGTTTCAAGCCGTCGGCGGTTGGTCGAGCCGGGGCCGGATGCAGACTTGCGGCGGCGTATCAACCAACATCGTTATCGGGCCGGAATTCTTCGTCTTCCCTACGATCAACCGTAGCCAGATCCACGATTGGCCCAAAGAGATTGAGCCGTGTAGCAGAGGGCAAGTCTTTTACTCCCTGGGGATTGATGGGGCGATTCGCGGGACCAAGTTCCGTTCAACGCGGCCGACCTTGGCAATTCTCGACGACATCGAGGACCGGGAGGCAGCGGCCAGCGAAACGATGATTGCCAAGAACGAGGAAATCATCGAACAAGACATCGGGGGCTTAGGGCAGTCCTCAGAGCGTATCCCTCGGGTAATGCTTTGCACGATCCAGAATCGCAAGTGTATCGCGTTCAAATACACCGACCCCAAGCAGAAACCATCTTGGAGGGGCAAGCGATACCGCAAGCTAGTAACCAAGCCGGATCGAATGGATTTAATCGAGCAATACATCGATCTACGCAAAGGGCGAAAAGCCGACGACCCGGACGCCAGGGAAGCATTCCGTTTCTACCGTGACAATCAAGCCGAGATCGAACGCGGGGCGGCGGTAAGCAATGAGGCAAGCTATTCCGGCAAGACGCACAGCGACGGCGAACCGATGGAGCTCTCGGCAATCCATAGCTACTTCAATCGCGTCGCCGACCGTGGCCAAAAGGCAGTTTCGACCGAAGACGACAACGACCCACCAGAGGAGGCCGGGCCAATGGGCTTGGGCATTACCCCCGCTCTTGTCGAGTCTAGGATAAGCGGCTTGGTCCGACGCCAACTGCCGGCCAATACGGTTGCTTTGACAGCGGCGATCGACCTTGGCAAGTATTACCTTCACTGGGTTGTTACGGCGTGGTGGCATGGGGCAGGGGGTATCGTAGCCGATTATGGATTCCAACAGGTTTACGGTACCGATCGAAGCATGGATCACGAAGCTAGCGAACCCATGATTTATCAGGCATTGCTGTCGATACGTGATGAGTTGCTCCAAAAGGAATTCATCGACACAACCGGAACGCGAAGGGCGATCGACTTTTGCCTAGTCGACTCAGGGGCATTCACGAATGCAGCGTATTCCTTTTGTCGCGAAGTCGGCGGTATCTTCCACCCATCAAAGGGGCAAGACCCATATCATCGAAAGGCCAAGTCTAGCTCGGTGACAATCGCAGGGGCAAACCTTCACGCTCAGAAGCTTGTGTCGTCAAGCGTCTGGCTATACGAGCTAGATACGAGCTATTGGAAGCAGTTTGTTCACGAGCGATTTATGACGCCGACTTTCGACGAATCAAACATGCTTCGGCGCGGATCGCTTTCGGTGTTCAGCCTAGAGGACGAAAAGCGGCATTCGCAGTACGCGCAGCATATTGCAGCCGAAGAGCTTGTAACCAAGTTTACTGAGGGTAAAGGGGCTAAAACCTATTGGAACGTCCGAGACTCGAATAACCATTGGCTCGATGCAACCTACATGGCGGCGGCGGGCTCGGAGGCATGCGGGGTCAAGCTGATTGCCCCTAGTGAAATCGAAGTAGCTCCAAAGCATATCAGCGATGAGCCGAAACAAGCCAAGCCTGTCCAGCAAGCCTACAGGCACGGCCAGCAACGATTCAGGCAGCGTCAAGGCGGATGGATTCCCAAACGGAGAGGGTGATATGAGCAAAAGACCAAAGCGTATCGACAGGCCGGCAACGCAAGAGGCTAGCGAGCCGATCAAGATCATCGAGCCGGTGGAATCGGTGGCGGTTATCGAAACCCCCGTCCCCCGCGAAGACGAGGCAAGGCCTTGCACTTTATGCGAATCACGCCGACCTATCGGCAAAAGTTACAGCCGAGTCTATTGTACCAAGGCCAGGGTTCGCTATTGCCGATGCTCCTATTGCGGCCACACTTGGCCCCAGGAGCGTAAATAATTTGTGCCAGTGTACTAATGGAATAGTACAGGCATCTACCAAGCAACCGCAAGCCATGCAACGATTGACGCATGGCATCAGCGGCATCTCTGTTGGCACTAATCGACGCAGCTATAGAGGCCCTCCTAACTGGAGGGGCGTCTCAGTATTCCATTGGCTCTAGGACCGTCACCAAGCTTGACCTTGCGTCATTGATGGCCGAGCGAAAAGCATTGCTTCATCAGGTCCAGCGTGAAAGCGGATCGGGCGGTATCTCCCTCGGCAGAATCGTAGGGGGCCGGCGATGATAACTCGATTTATCGATTCAATAGTCTCGGCAGTTAGCCCCATCGCAGGATTGCGACGGCAGGCAGCTAGGAAGGCCCTTGCACGAGCCTATCAAGGGGCCGAACCATCGCGGGTATCAAGCAGTAGGCACCCAAAGAATCTACCAGCCGACCAAGAGTTGATGGGGCCATTCGGGGCCGACCGTCTTAGGGCAGAGGCTAGGCGATTGGTCCGAGACAACTCCTACGCATGGGGCGTGGTTGATACGATCGTTTCTTCCGTCGTTGGTGCTGGCATCCAGGCTCAATCTACGTTCGAGACCCCCGAAGGCGATGATATCGAGGACATCAACGACCTGCGAGACAAAGCTTGGTCTGAGTGGTCCGAAGTGGCCGACATAAACGGGCGACTTACCCTTGAAGAAATCCAGATTATCGCATTGCGTGAAATGGTCGAAGCGGGCGAAGTTCTGATCAGAGTAGTCAATCTACCCTCGACCGAATACCGTGGAATCAGCCGACCGATTCCGATGGCCCTTGAAATTATCGAAGCCGATCGGCTAGCAACGGATCGCGATACCTACACGATGGGCATCAATCGCGGCGATGGTACGCGGGTTATTCGCGGCATCAAGGTTGATGAATCCGGCAAGCCACTTGCGTATATGATCTACGACGATCATCCGCTACAGCCTTACGCAGTCAGCCGAACGCCAAAGGAAATCCCAGCCAGGGAAATTATCCACCTATTCCGGCAGGATCGAGTCGGACAGACGCGAGGCGTTACTTGGTTTGCTCCAGCGTTGGCGTCGATTCGTGACCTTGGAACGTACCTCGACAACGAGCTCCAAGCCTCGGCAATCGCTTCGTGCTTTACGGCAGCGATCAAGACCGAAACGCCATTGGGCAGGCTCAGCGACCCAGATGCGGGCGATGGGACAGACCGAAGGGGCAACCAAGAACGATACCTAGAGCCGGGACTAGTCTTTCAGCTTAACCCTAACGAATCAGTCGAGGTAATCAATCCAACGCGGCCAAACAACGCAGCGGGTGAATGGACCAAGGTTATTCTTCGCGGTATCGCAGTTGGGACCGGGCTATCCTACGAGGTTGTTGCCCGGGACTATTCGCAGACCTCCTACAGTTCGAGCCGAACCAGCCAACTAGAAGACCGAAGGCGGTTTCGGATCATTCAAAAGTATCTTATTAGGCACTTGCTACAGCCAGTCTGGGATCGCTTTTGCGATGCAGCGACTCGAACTAGCCTCGACGGTTTCCCTTCGCCTATCGACCTGCTAAGCGATCGCAGGCGCTTCACCCCGGTTGAATGGCAGACACCTAAATGGGAATGGGTCGATCCGGGCGTCGAGCAGCAAACCAGCGAATCGGGCATCAATTCATTTACCGCGACCTACTCCGAAGTTCTCGGGGCTCAGGGGCTCAACTTTAGAACGGTGTTCTACCAACGGGCCAAAGAAAACCGATTGCTTGCCAAGCTTGGTTTGCAGACCCCGGAACAGCAACAGCTAGCAATTTCGGCGGCTCAAACTCAAGGGGCGGCAGAAACGCAACCAGCGACCGGAAGCGGCGAAATGATGGGCCTCTCGACGCAACAATGGAACCGCAACCGCAAAGCCATCGCCAAGACCCTCGACGAGCTTTCCAGCGGCGTCATTAGCGAAGCGGCGGCCAGGGTGTTCCTATCGTCGGTCGGCATGTCCGAAGCAAGCGTACAGGCCCTAATCGACGACGCAAAAGACGGATCGGTGGACACGCTACCGGCTGAGGTGACAGCATGAACAAGAGTGACCTAATCAAGCGACGAAAAGAACTCGACGCAAGACACCAAGCCAAGCCCATCGAGGGCGGTTCGATCGCTCGTCAATTCGAAACCGTCAAGGACGGCCGAGCAGTGATTGCGACCGAAACGCCGATTGACATTTACGACCAGGAACGCGGTTGGATCAAGCAAGTTCTCTTGATGGATGGCGTTCGATTCCGCAACGACAAAAAGCAGTTGCCGATCGTCGATAGTCACAACGACAAAACGGTACGCAACGTCTTTGGGTCAATTCGCAATATCGTTATCGAGGGCGGTGAGCTTTTAGGCTCTCCTGATTTCGCAAGCGATCCGGACTCGCAGATTGTCGCGACAAGATACACCGAGGGCCACCTGAATGACTTCTCGATTGACGCACAGATCCTAGAGCGTCAATTCGTTCGAGAGGGCCAAACGTACACCACCCGACAAGGCAAGGTGATTGAGGGGCCAGCGGAAATCGTACTCCAATGGGAACCTCATAACGCTTCGATTTGTGCAACGGGCGCAGATCCGAATTCTACTGTTAGACGGTCTTACGACCAGGAAAGGGTTGAACGTATGGACGAGTCGCTTTTGGCAACTCTCAAGGGGCTCGGGTTGCCAGAAGGCATGACCGATCCTACTCAGATTATTATCTTTCTCGCAGGCAAAGCGGCGGGTCAAACCGATTCCGACAATGCTCCGATGGGTCAAGTCGAATCGATGGCCGACAAGCCCGAAGAGGCTATGAGGGCCGAGCATGTTGAGCCGACCGAAGACACCGAAAAGAAAGTCGAAGCCGAAGTTGCACGCCAACTCAAGGCAGCCGACGACCGACGCAAGACTATCGTTGCCCATTGCATGGTTGCAAAGCTTGAGCGAAGCTTTGCAGACGCATTGGTTGACGATACATCCGTGACCGTTGAAATCGCTCAAGAAAGGATTATCCGAAAGATGGCCAGTCAACCACTAGGCGGGGCCGTCGAGGGCTCCAGTTTCAGCGTGACCGAATCCGAGCATGATAAGTTCATGGCTCAGGCTTCGGCGGGTCTTGTGCAGCGATGCTTCCAAGGCCAGATCAAGCATCAAAAAGCCCCTGACATCCAAGGCGCGGAACACTTCCGTAACCTTGGGCTCTATCGGCTTGCCGAGGCTTGCGTCCGGCGAATGGGCGTCAACCCAGAACACCACAACAAAGGCGATATCGTTCGCATTGCGATGGGCCACCCGGGAATTGCTGGCCGACTGAATATCCGTCGATCCAACGACGTTTACCACACAAGCGGATCGTTTTCGAGCCTGCTCTTGGATGCGGCTAACAAGACCCTTACAGCGTCTTACGTCGAGGCCCCTTACACTTGGGACCAATGGGTGCGACAAGCCCAAAGCGTTGATGACTTCAAGAACATCAACCGAATCAGCCTTGGCGAATCGCCCAACCTTGAGGTTGTTCCTGAAGGCAAAGACTACCCAGAGGGCAAAGTTGTCGATCAACGCAAGTCGTACAAGATCGAGAAGTACGGCAAGGAATTTACCGTCACTTGGGAAACGGTTATCAACGATGACCTTGACGCCCTTTCCCGCATCCCAGCGATGCACGGCTCGGCGGCTCGTAGGACGCAAGAAAAAGCGATCTACGATGTTTTCTTGTCGAATCCGTTGATGCCCGACGGGTTCAACTTGTTCTCGGCATCGCACACCTCCGGGACTAACCTTTCGGGCGGTGCTGGGGCTCCAAGCAAGACGACTCTTGACAAAGCCTTTGAGGTGATGGGCAAGCAGAAGGGGCTCAACAGCGATGTCTTCCTTGGGCTTACCCCGTCGATCCTCTTAGTGCCTTTGGCCCACGCAGGGACAGCCTTGGAGCTTGTCAATTCGACGGCATCGGTCGAGAGCGAGAAGAATAGCGGCGTCTCGAACCTTTACGGGCGGGGCGGTGCTCGGCAGTTGCGAGTTGTTGCAAGTCCATACTTGGACGCCAATAGCTCGACCAACTGGTACGCAATCGCCGACAACAGCTTGATTGATACGGTCGAAATCAGCTTCTTGAGCGGCGAAGAATCGCCAGTGCTCGAAAGCGATTACAACATCCGGAACGATTCGTACATCTACACGGTACGTCAATCGTTCGCAGCGGCGGTTATCGAGCATCGCGGCATCTTTGCAAACCGTGCGTAGTGTCGAATGGAATCTAGCCCCTGGGCGATTGCTTGGGGGCTTTTTGGGACGGCAACAAAATTCACAAAAAAGGAATATAAGAACATGGGCGACATGCGCGACTTTCAGATTTTTTACGACGATTTCAACGGTGCTGTGGCAACGTTCCCGACTTCGGCAGACCCGGCTACGGCTTGGCTTGTTGACGACACTTCGGCGGCTGGGGCTCCGACCTACTCCAAAGGAACGAGCGAAGCGACCTTGACGCTTGCATCTACAAGCGAAGTCGAGAATGTCTGTTTGCACTTCAATGATGCTTTGGACTTCGACATCGACTTGATTCAACGGCTTGAGATGCGGGTAAAGATCGGAGCGGCCACATTTACTAGCGGCTCGATTCTTTGCTTCGGTCTTGGCTCGGCTAGAAACGACACCGCCAACGACGTTGCAGCCAACGCTTGGTTTCGAATGGAGGGTGCAAGCAGCACAACGCTTGTTTACCTCGAAACTGACGACGGGGTGCGCGACAACGATGACGTATCCAGCGGCGTGACCCTTGGAGCGACTTACAAGGAATTTGTGATCGACTTTACGGGTGGAAAGTCTGATGTAAAATTCTACATCGACGGCCAGCGGGTTGGCGCGACAACCACCTTTGACATGAGCGGCTATTCCTCTGGATTGCAACCGCTTGTTCAGTTGCAAAAGGCAGCCAACACCAACGTCGATTCGGTTGTTGTTGACTACTTCAAGGTGACTTGCAAGCGAGTCTAATCCGTGACCCTGCACGATACCATCATCGAGGATGCCAAGAAGGTTTTTGCCAACCCGCAAGACTTCGCCGAATCGGTCGTTTACTACAAAAGAAACGGTCGTTCGAGGAAGATCAATGCGGTTGTTGTGCGAGACGATTCTTTGCAGCTACCAGAGGCGTCGGACCTAGTAACCCCACGGTTTATGGTCTACGTTTCTAATGATGGATCGGAAGGCATTGAGAGCAAAGAGCTAGACCTCGGCGGGGACCAAATTGGATTATCCCCGCGAGTCGGCGAACCGGCGGAGCGGCGTTCTATTGTTAGACTTGTTGAGCATGATGAAGGGATGTTGGTTTTAGAGTGTCGTTAGCAATCATCGAGTTAATTGCGGTTGAATTGGAATCCAGGCTATTGGCCATGGTTGGCGATTCGACTACGTACCCGACCGACGTTCAGGAAGTAAAGCGACCCACTCGATTTGCCAACTACACGCCGATAGATCGCCAAATCATCATAACCCAGGGCGTCCAGAATGAAGTACCTGAGTTATCCTGTCCGGGCAATCCTCCAGCGGTTGCCTTGGCTCAACAGTTCAATATCCGGCTCGTTCTGATGCCTTCAGAGCGAAGCCAAGACGCAATCGACACGCTACTAAATCAATTCGGGTCAGATGTTCGCAAGTGCATTTGCAACCCGGCTAGCTCTTGGCACACGTTTGACGGCAACGCTTTGTTTGCTACCTTCGGAACCAAGATCAACTTTACTTCCGATGGCGGTATCGACGGGGCAAACATGCAGTTGATTGTGACCTATCGAGTCGATGAAGATGATCCGACGGTTAGGCGGTGACGCAATGATAATCGACATATTCGCACACGAAGAAAAAGCCAAGCTAGCAGCAGAGCGAGTGATTAACTACGCCGACGGATTGGAAAAGGCTTTTAGTAATCGCATCGAGGAAGCTACCAAGGAAACAAGGCGGCGAACCGAACGCGAAATCGTTACGGCGATGGCCGTTGAGCGGGTCGATGAACTCAGGGCCTTTTGCGTCGACGAAAAACTTATCGACAACTTGCTAGCCAAAGAATCGATTCTGAAAATTGACGACACGTTTACCGTTCCGCTTCGGGCATTCAAGGCACGCCAAACCGTTGAGGGCGTCGAGATTGAATTCGTTCGAGGAACTCCGGGAATGGTTTTTAAAGGGGCCTTCGGGCCGCAGATACCTAAGTTGGGCAAAAACATCTACAAGCGACTCGGGCGGGCTCGATTCCCAATTCAAAAACTTAGGGACTTGCAAGCAACCAAGATCGAGGGCGTCAAGGATGCTTTCGATCGCGGGGCGGCTCAGGCTAAATCGATAATGGTTCGCAAGCTCAAAGAAGCCAAACAGGACGCAAACGACATACTCGGAAGGGACAAATATGCTACTACGTAAAAAAACCGTATTGGGTGCAAAGATCGAAGCGACCGTAGGCACAGCCGAAACTATCGCGGCAGCGGATTGCACGATCAACGCTTATGACCTGATGATTAACCCGGAAGCTACTTTCGAAGAGCGGCAGGGGCAAGGCGGTTTCGGTCGCTTGGCATCGATTCCAGGGGCTAGGATTGGCAGGGCTACATTTTCAGTCGACCTGGCCTATGATGGCTCGGCAGTTCCCGCATGGGCTAGCACTTTTCTGCCGGCTTGCGGCGTTGTGCTTTCGACGGCTACTTGGTTTCCTAAAACCGAAGTTCCTGCCTCTGGCAGCGCGGTTAAGACCCTGACGATTGCGGGTTTTTTCGATGGCGTTCGGCGGCGTATTTATGGGGCTGTCGGCAATGCTCGATTTATCCTGCCTACCGGGCGAATGGGCCGGGTTGAATTCGATTTTCAAGGGGTGTACGACGACGAGGCAGACGCGGCGATTCCATCGTCGATCAACTACGTCAACACGCTACCCCTTCGCATTGCAGGCGGTGCTACATCTTGGGCGTCGACAAATATCTGCCTTGAGTCGGCAACGATCGACCTGGGCAACGTGATTACCGCTAGGGAATGCTCAACCTCGGCGGCAGGGGTTGATAGTTTTGTTATCACGGATCGCAATCCGCGAATCACTGGCAATCCAGAATCCAAGCTGATTGCCACTCAAAACCGATACGCTCAATTCCGCGACGGGACCGAAGCTAGCCTTTCGTTTACGATCGCGGGACCAACGACCTCAACGCTTGTCTTTACGATCCCTAAGGCTCAGCTAGTAGCCAAGCCAATGGGCGAGCGGAACGGCATTATGACCGATCAGCTCGAATGGCAAGCCAACAAGAACGTAGACGCTTCAGATCAAGAACTCTCAATCGCTTTCAATCATGCAGCCTAGTACATTCACAGACAAAATCGACGGGTGCGACATCGAGTTTACCTTGAATCGCTTGAAGTTCCGAAAAACCGAACAGGTTTTAGGGCTTATTAGCGATTTCAGGGAATCGACCGAACCAAAAAAACAGATGGCAGCAATCCGCGAAGCCGTCTCGATTTGTTTGGCCGGTTGGAGTCTTGGCAAGCCCATCGGCGATTGGGACGAAGAAATCGAAGTTGCCGACGCGGTTAAGCTTGTGAGCTGTTGCCTTCGCGGCAATTCGGCAAGCGAAGGTGATAAAAAAAAATAAGGACGGCCGCATTTATTCGATGCGGCGAATTATGCAAAACTTGCACTCGAAACCAATGCAACAACAAACCGAGCAACAACCTTCCGTTAATGCTAGCCTGCCCAGGTTGCGACGAATCCGGGTGCGATGCTTGCGAGGGTCGAGGGTATTTTGAAATCAACGATTGCCCGAAGGATTACGTAGGGCATCGAGTTAGTTCAACGGCTAACCTTGCGGCGTGGGTCTCGAAAGGGATTCTTCCAGAGGCAGGCGGAATTTACGATCAGGATGCTTGGTTTGTTTCGGTGCAAAATGCACTTGAGGCCGACGTAAACCGAATCGAAGAACAGAGGCGTAAAAATGGCTGACGTAGAGGTAACACTTGGAGCGAAAAACGAAGCTTCGGCGGTGTTGCGTCAGTTCTCCAATGAAGTGACGCGAACGGCTCAGCAAGTCGAGTTTTCGATCCGTGGCCTAGCTCAATTGGCAGGCGTGACGGCAGCGGTAATTGGAATCGTTGAAGCAGGGCGGGCAGTTGTTGGCTTTGCATCGTCTTCGGTTGCAGCGTTTGACGATTTGAACCGATCATCGATCAAACTTGCCGAGACCGTCGCCCTTATCCCAGGGGCAGGAAAAGCGGCATCGGATGAAATGGTTAAAGTTGCCAATAGCCTTGAGCGAATGACCAACGTAGATTCGGGACGCATTCAGGATCAAATGGCCCAAGCACTACGGCGCGGTGCTGGAGTAGGCGATATTGAGGACATGGCCGAAGCGGCTTTGGGCTTATCGCGGGCGTTCGATCGAGATTTGGCCTCTGCAATGCGAATGGTAGAGGACGCTACCAAGGGCAACTTTGAAGCGTTCAGAGGCTTGATTCCAAATATCGACCAATTAGCAACGACCGAAGAACGGCTAGCGGCGGTCAGTAAGTTGGCTACCGAAGGTCTGTTAAATAAGGCCGATTCGGCAAAGGGGGCCTTGGAGTCTAGCGAAGCCTTGACTGTCGCAGTTAAAAACCTCTACGAAACCATCGGGGCTTTAATAGCCCCTGTTCGGGATGTGGTCTACAAAGGTTTTGTTTTGATTTCCGATTACATTGTCGGGTCGTTAAACCCTGACTTGCAAACTTTTGAAGATCTTATCAAAAGCATTACCGAAACGGTTGACGGGGTTGCAGAGGCGATGCTGACAGGATTTATCGGGGCGTTTACAGCAGCCGAAGTAGTAGTGCTGAACTTTTCGGATTCGGTCGGAATAGCCTTCGATTACGTATCTCTACGTGCCATAACGATGGTTGAGGACATCAAGTACAGCATATCGTCAATGCTTGGGCAGATTCAAAAAATACCGGCAAACCTAGGAACAATCACGTTTATCGGGGCGAATCAGGCTTTGATAGGGATGGGGATTACAAGATCCAACGCAGAATTCGAAGAATCCCTTAGGCAGGCAAACGAGCGACTCCAAAAGGAATTCGCTGTCCCGCTGAGGCAGATTACCGAAGCCGAGAGCAAGCTCCAGGAATCGCTTAATAGCAGGCTGGGTGTCTTGTTTAACGAATACGATTCCAAGTTCCAAGAGCGGGTCAAGTCGCTGACCAAAGAGGTCAAAATACCGTTCGAAATCGATTTGCAATCTAGGGCGACTCCAGAGGCAAGGCAGGGGACGCAAGATCTAATGGGAGACTTGCGAGCCTTTGAGTCTAGGATTGTGACGCGAGGCCCTGCGCAGTCTCCGGTCGACAGGATGGCCGAAAGCATGGCGAAAACTGCGGCGAATACCGCTGAAATGCTTGGAGAGCAAAAAGAAACAAACAGGATTCTTGGCGTTACGGTCAGTCCGGGCGATGGTAACTTCGTGGAGATCCGCTAGATGCTTAACGACAAAATCTACAGCGTTGATCTTATGTGGAGCGGCCTCGGCGGCGATATTTCGATTACGGACAACTTTCGGCGGGCCGATGCGCGTTTACAAAAGGTATACCAAGTATTCACAACCCCCGACGCTTCCTTAAACGACGTGTTGCAAGCCCCTGGAATTCCGGCGGCTGGCTCGTCATTCGGTAATGGGTTCGATTTCGTGTTCGCAGTCCAAGCAAGCCTAAAAAGGCAGAGCCCGGTCTACTGGATCGCCACAGTACCCTATGAGGGCGAGGTATCCTTCGGCTCGGGCGGGCCACAGGGCAACCAAAACAACGGCGTACAAAGCCCATTGCTAGCCCCCGCAATCATCGATTTTGACGACGTAGAAGAGGAGCTAGAAATCGATGAGGATTTTGACGGCAATCCTTTGGTGACAGCCAACGGCGAACCAGTCAACGGAATCCGGCGTAAGTTTGCCGATCAAACGGTGACGATTCAAAAGAACATGCTGACCTTTTCAAGCTACGTTCAGGGGCGGTACAGGCATTCGGTCAATGCTGATACTTTTTTGACATGGCCAGCGGGTACGGCAAAAATGCAAAAACTCCGAGCCAAAGCGGTTGCATCCCCCGAAACTCCCTTCGGCGGCTACTACCAAGTAACGGCGGTAATCCAATTCCGTTACCCTTATCGAACTACACCGGAAAAGGCTTGGTATTCACGATCGCGGCATGAAGGGTATTACAAGCGGGTTGAGTTACCAGGGCCTCCGGTCAACGGCGTTCAGCCTACGGCAATCGTCCGAGCGACTAGGGCAGGCGAACCGACAGCCAAGCCGGTGCTACTGGACGAAAAAGGATTTCAGTTGCCCGACGTAGATCCGCCAGCGCAACAAACCGCGTTTTGGCAAGAAAAAAAGCTTTACGAACCACTAAGTTACAACGCACTAGGACTACTACCATAAGGCCAACAAAATGAGCACAATTCAAAATGTCATTCTGCAAATTCCTGACCGATCACTAACCAACAACGACATCGCGGGCAATGCGAATATCGAACCGTCGAAGTTAGGGCAAAAGGTTCTCGCCGAATACGTGGTCCCTGTAGAGGCGTTTAGGACATGGGATGCGGTTGCAAGCAATCTACCCGCATCGGCAGCTAGCGACGATCTAGGGCTAGTCTCAGGCACTTGGTTGACCAATCCGGCCAGGATCACGGCGGGCGATTGCAAAAACCTAGGGGCCACAACGCGAAGGGCCTTTTTTTCGATTCCGATACCGCCGAATTATGACGACGGCGAAACAATTCAAGTCCGAATCCGGGCAGCGATGGAGACTACCATAGCCTCGACGGCTTGCACAGTCGACCTAGAGGCCGTGGTAGGGTCTAGCGGGACGCCGACAGCGGACTTGGTAACTTCGGCGGCTCAGTCGATGAACAGCCTTACGGCGGCCAATTTCGACTTCACGATCAACGGGGCTAGCGTCGATCCTGGGCAATTGCTCGAATGTCGCTTGTCGATTTCGTGCAACGACACCGCGACAGCTACGGCGGTAACTCCAGCGATCTACAAAGTATCCTTACTCGCAGATACTAGGGGCTAGGTGTGGCTCAAAAGGATATCGGGTATTACAGTCCAACACTTGCGAAACGGATTCGCGATAATTCGTTCGCATGGGAGCGCGAAAGGGCTGCAAAGCCGGTAGAGATTCGGCAATCGACCCCTGACCCGATTTACTTTTACAACGCATCGACCGAAACGATACCGGCTTATGGTTGCGTCCAGAAAGTCGGCATGGAAACCATCGACGGGCAGTCGATCATCAAAGTCGATCGGCCAATCGATTACACCGCTTCGGTGATGGGTCCGTTTTTGCTCAATGGGCCAGCAGAGGTTGCAAAAAACGGTCTTGGCACGGCTCAATGGGGTCCGATGTTTCGAGCCAAAAAAGACTCAGCGATCTACTCGACCGGAACGCGAATGGGCCCGGTTGAGTCATCGTTCAATCTGTCCAAGGGATGCCTCTTCACCTTTATCGGCAACGATGAGCAATCCGACGACCTGATAAAGGTGATTGCTTGCGAAACGCCATTGCTAGCGGTGGCTGGTTCGGGCATCGGTGCGAATAGCAGCGGGGAAGTGACAGCCAAGGCCCCAACGTCTGGCAATTGGACAGCGGGAACGATAACTTACACGGCATGGAATCCGACAGGCGTGGCAATTGCATCGGCAGCTAGCGTCTTGCTGTTTCCAGTCGATGCCAAGTGGCTTGCAGTGGAGTTGTGCTGATGGGCGGAATCGGTCGATGCTGTTGTGCTTGCGAGTGTTTACCAATTGAGGACTTGCCAACCGTCACGATCAGCGGCTACAACGGCGGCGGGTGGAGCGGCAGTTGTTGCTACGAGCAAACATTCACGCCAAACACTACGCCGAGCTGGTCGAAGAACTGCAGTTCTTTACTTTACGAGGGCTCGGTGCTTCAAGAATGCACAACGCTACACACAAGGCAGGGCAGAGGCAGCTATCGCGGATTTGAGTACGGGCCTCTTGGCGGCGATTGTAGCGAAGTTCCAGAGGACTATTGTTGCGGTGGTAGCTACGCTCCGATAGCAGAAACGCAAAGCACGGCGGCGTATACCGACAACGCTTTTATGGCTGTTTGGCGCAGACCAAAAAATATCATCGTTCGGATTAGCCAAGAAGAGGTCGACTGCGAAGGCGTCGAGGGCCAAACTGGCGGATGCAAGATCGTTATCCGTTCAAGATTTGTTTACGAGTACGAGACAGCGATCTACCAGAACGGTCTTACTAGCGGGTCGCAAACGGTGACGATGCTCAATACCGACTGCTTTGAGGTAAACCCGGATTACGAAATTACGATAGGGGCGGGCAGTCCGATCACTTGCAGCGATGTGCCAGCTAGCCCACCATCGCCTAGCGGGTCGAATTTATGCCGAAACTTCGGTACGTTTTATTTCGATCGAGTCCGATACTACAATGAAATGCCGACCGGGGCGATTAGCTTTACAAACGCTGAAATCCCAGGGTGCCAAGCTAGCTCCTGCAATTATGAACCGTACAATTACGCAAGTTCGGTTTGCATTAACTCCCCATCTAGCCCATCTGCCCTTACGGGGTGCTTTTTCAACGAACCTTGCTACTGTACCGACGAAGTGACATCGGGCGGGCCTATTATCGAGTCCGAAGCGGAAAACTGCTTTAATGATGGGCTAGGGCAAACTCCAAACGTGACCGATATCGACGGGTGCTTTGCCGATCCTTGCATTCCGGCGGCATCCTGCACGACGAATTTAACGATATGCGCGACTCCTGAATATGAATGCCCGGGGACAGCGTTTTCGGTCAACTGCCTAGACTTTGAAATCAACCCAGAGAATGAAGCGACTTGCTTCAGGCCGGGCGTAGGCTTTCCTTTCGGTGATTTCTTGGCTTGCGGTTGCGCGATCAGCGAGGAGGGCGCAGGTGTCACAGAGCCACCTTACTTCGACATATCGGACTGTTTTATCGGCAATTGCAACGAGGCTTGCTGCGATTTCCTAGATGATTGCGAATGCTGCTTGCCTGATGGAAGATGCCTATCTAAGTTCGCTCCTAAGTTCAATCAAACAGTAACCGCCCACACTCGGACTCAAACGTGTTCGGGTTTTTCAAGTCAATCAGTTTGTACGGGTGCTCCATCATGGACAATCAATCTAGCCTAAATATCAACATGGACGGAACGCCATTTACCCCAGGCAAGCCAGCACAGGCTCGATCTTTTACGATCACGATGCAAGGCGATCCGCCGCCGACAATAAGCCAAGAGCAAGTCAACGCAAAACGGATCGAGCGAACAATCAAGCAAGGCCAATTCGCTTGGGCCAAGCTTCACTCCTACACGGGTTGCGATCCTCAATGGCTCGACATCTGGCAATACCTTATCCCCCAGCGGTGCGATTGCAAAGACGGCTACCAGCGAATCCTTGCTGAGATGCCCCCCGACTTCACCTCCCCCGAAGCATTCTTCGCCTGGGGCGTCAACTTGCACAACGCCGTAAACGCGAAGCTTGGTAAGCCCGAAATCACGATCGAAGAAGCCTATTCAATCTGGAGGAAATCAGATGGCTTGGAAGTTAAAGCGGATATCAACCAAC